AGGAAGGTCTTATGCCAGGCGTAGTTATCTCCACAGCAGTCAGAACAGGCCCATCTTCCGCGACAGTGCGCGAATCTTCGCAGCTTTTTGTTGTCGGACTTGCGGATAGGGGTCCTGCAAACGAAGCAGTTCTCGTTCAGAGCATTGCAGAATTTGAAAACATCTTTGGTGGATATATAGCCACCTCTTATCTCCACCCAACAGTAGAGACATTCTTTGAAGAGGGTGGAACACAGGCGTATATATGTAGAGTTGTTGGACCAGACCCTGTTACGGGAACACTTGCGCTCGAAGACTCAGAAGAAGACGTAGTTTTGACTATTGATGCAAACGGTCCTGGAGCATGGAGCGGTGACGTATCTATCGCTGTAACCAACCCAACTTCCTCAACTTTCACCATTGAAATTAAGTACTTGGGCGAAACTGTTTACAACACCGGCGTTGTTACCTCTGTTGCTCAGGCTGCAGGAAGAATCAACCTCAGCAGCGTTGCATCTCGCTACGTAACTGCATCTGCTGCTTCTGGAGCAACAACCATCCCAGCTGTTCTTTCAGCAACAGCACTTTCTGATGGTAACGATAAGTTCAATGACATCGACGATGACCAGTTCATTGCTGGTCTTGGCGCATTCAATGATTCGCTTGGAACAGGCGCTGTAGCTATCCCAGACGTAGAGACAACCACTCGCTTGTCTTCTGGTGGACCAGTTACCGACTTTGACGGAACAACAAAGGCAAACCAGGACGCATCGGAAGCACTTATTGCTCACGCCAACACCAACAACAGAATTGCAATTTTGCACTGTGGTGTTGCTGACACCTCAGCCCAAGCAATTGCCAAGGCTGATGAGCTCAAGTCCGGCGTAAACGGTGAGCATGCAGCAATTTACTACCCATGGGTAACGGTTCCAACAACCACAGCTGGTGTTACAAGACTGATTCCTCCCGATGGTTATGTCGCAGCAAAGCGTGCACTTGCCCACAACCAGGGCGGAGCGCACGTTCCAGCAGCTGGTCTCATTTCTAACTCACGTTTTGTTTCTGGAACAGCAACAGACATCAACAAGACTGTTGGTGACTCGCTCGATTCAGAAAATGTAAACGCAATTAGAATCATTCAAAACTCTGTCAGAGTTTATGGTGCTCGTTCGCTTTCTGTCGATACAGAAAACTTCCGTTACATCACAACCCAGGAAATCATCAACCACATTGTTGTTGAATCACAAAGGTCGCTTGAAGACCTCGTGTTCGGTGTAATTGACGGCAGAGACACTATTTTCTCTGCAATCACATCGAGACTGATAGCCATCCTTGCTCCACTCCGTGAGCAGGGCGCTCTCTTCCAGGCATTTGATGCCAATGGCAAGAAGGTCGACAATGGCTACACCGTACGATGCGACTCGGCTCTCAATCCAGTAACCCAGCTTGCTGGCGGAACCGTCAAGGCAAAAGTTGGCGTCCGTACCAGCAGCGTTGGCGACAAGATTGAGGTCGACATCATTAAGTCGAACCTGACCGCTAGCGTCGTCTAAAGAAGGATATAAATATGCCAAAGGTATCTCAACGCCAAGTACTCGCCTCGGTTGTACCGGTAGAGCCAAACAAACACCCAAAGTGGACAGGTTTTTACTTTGCCCAGGTTTCTGGTGGAGAAATCACCGCATCCGTAGAGAAGATTTACGAAGGCGGCAAGCTCCGTCCAACAGTTCTCTGTGCTCCGTCAGAAGTTGGTGACATTACGCTCACCGCTCACTACGACGATGACAGAAACGCTGCAGACGGCCCAACAGGAATCGCTGAAAAGATTGCTACTCTTCGTCCATTGGTTGGTCGTGCAGAGTATGACATCACGGTAGAGACTTTTGACTGTGACCTCAAGGTCCCCGGAACAGACCGCGTCTACGCCAAGGCTCTTCTTGTGGGAATCACAGAGCCAGACGGTGACTCGTCTTCGGGTGCACCTGCGACTTTCTCGCTAACATTTGCCATCTCGGACGTTGAGTCCGGTGCTGGCGCAGCTGGCTGATAAATCTTCTTCTAAAAGTTCGCATCATAGGCATATTTGATGTGCTAGGTTTTCTGCCATGACAGAAAACTCTGAACTTTACACAACATCCACTGAAGATTCTTCTCCCAAGACAAAGCAGACAAAGCCTGCTGTTGCAACTGAGGAGACACCACTTCAAAAGCTGACTGGAATTGTCAAGCGCAAGGTTGAACGCCCTGTTGTTCTTATCCCTGTTCCTGAGCGTCCTGGTGTGAAAATCAAGATTAGCCCGAACATTACCCAGAATCAGATGAAGAACTGGCGTAAGCAGGCTGGTGAAGACACCCGCAATGGCATGGACGGAACACGTTTTGCCTGTTCAGTTATTGGTCATACGACTATCGGAATCCTTTTTGATGACGAAGAAGTCTTTGACGATGCTGGCAACGAGTTGACATTTGCTTCTCCTGTTATTCTTGAAATGACAGGCACAACACGCCCACTTCCTGACTGTGTTAAGGAGTTCTTTGGTGTTGACCCCCATATCGAGGCAGCAGCACTTTCAATCCTTGACGCCGCTGGATATTCAGACTCGGTTGACGTAGAGGACCCTACGAAGGGGTCTTCGACGAACTAGTTGAAGACCCTCTGGTCATATCTGCGGCCAGACTAGGTGAACTGTTCGGAACCGACCCCATTAGGCTTCTGGATTCAACAGAAACTGAATGGCTCATAAGGCTTGCTTGTGCTAAAGTAATAAGTAACGACCGCGAAGAGCAGGAACGCAAATCTAGGCAGTGAACTAGGTTTTCTTCCTACACTCACGCGATTTCTAAAAAAAATCGTCAGATAACGTGTGAGGTCTAACCGTGTCCAGGGCTGAAGCAACAGTCAATATTGAGGTAAAGGGTGCCCTTCAGGGTGCTCTTGAAGTCAGGACACTCAGCAAAGCTATCGACAGACTCGATAGGCAAGGCAAGAAGCTAAGCAGTGGTGCAAACGCTATAGCTACCACGTCAAGAAACTTAACACTAAGCGGAGTAGCAACACGTAAAGTTTTTGACTCTGTCGACAAGAGTGTAAAAATGGTGGGCATGGGGATGAGTAAATTCCTCGGCCTAGCACTTAAATCAACAATCCTCCAGTTCGGTCTTTTATCTGCCGCATTAATGGGAGTTCACGCCCTGTTTGTCGCAGGAAAGTTCTTACATAAAGCATATTCCTGGGGTATGACGGCCATTGCCGGAGCGGCCGCGAGCGCGGCGGTAGCAATTGGAGTTGCTGCCGCAGCTATTCGTGAACAGCAAGCTGCAATGTATGCCTATACAAAAGGTGGTGCGGGAGAATTTATATCCGGCACAAATCAAGTTCGCAACGCAATGCGAACACTTCAGTCAGACTCCCAATTAGCAAGCCTTGGTGTTGAGTCAATCAACAAAGCCTACGCAGCGATGGCAAAGTCTATGAAGTCTTCACAGATTGCACAAAGCGGAGCAATGCTTAAGAAGCTTATGGACTTTGGAGCAGCGGGCCAAGACCCAGCAGCAGCAGCCGAAAAAGTTGGCGCACTTATTGAGGCTCTCAACAACTCCAAGACAAGCATGGCTAGCGTTAAGCAGGCTGCAAAAGCGCTTGGTCCACAAATGGAGAAAGCCCTCAAAGACGCAAAAGTAACCAGTAAGAAGCAAATGAAAGAACTCATCATGTCTGGTGAGCTTGCTAAAGCTGGTGGAGTTGCCGGACAGTTTGAAGCAGTCAACTCAACGCTAATCGGTCAAGCTAAATCTTTCTTCACTCAAATTAAGGGTGAATTTGCAGACTTTGGCCAACAGTTTCTTGAGCCAGCCAAAGAGGCGATGCAAAAGATTTTTAAAATTATTAGAACCGACTTATTGCGCGTAAACGGTTCACTATCCGAATTTGGAAAAAGCAGTTTTTTTGACGGCCTTGTTGGCGTATTTGAAAAAGTATCTAATTTCTTTGTAAAACTTATTAGGGAGTGGCTTCCTAAAACTGATGGATTCTTTCAGAACATGGGTGGCGCATGGGAAAAATTTGCTAGATGGTTTAGGATTTCCAGAGAACAGCTAAGGCCATTTATTGAGGGCGCGCGAGCTGTAGAGGGAATATTTAAGCCAATTCTCAGTGCTTTAAAATCTGGTTTTTTAGATGCATTTAAGGACTTCAACAAAGGTGCTATTAGCAATAAAGAAACGTTTGCAGAAATAGGTCAAAACCTCGGTTCTTTGATAACCGAACTGTTCAAGCTTCAGGCAGTATTTAGTCAAGCCTTTAGTGATGCTCTTCCATTCTTGAGCGATGTTATAAAAGGAATAACCCAGGTTGTTAGCATGATGACCGGCCTGTTCTCAAAACTCAGTGGCATCATGGGTGGGCCGATGGCCTATCTGGGAATGATGATTATGTTCCGCCAGATGAAGGGCAATACCGGCGGTTTCCTAGGTAGGGAACGCGCTCCGGTAAACACCATGACTGTCACGGCTACTAATGTCAATGTCAATGGAAGACCAGTTGGAGGTCCAGGAGGCCCAGGAGGTCCTGGAGGTCCTGGAGGTCCTGGAAGACCACCAGGAGGACCTAACGGTCCGATTCCAACAGGACCACGCGCAATTGGGCCTGGAGGACAGCTTGCCATCGGGAGAGGACCGCTAGCAATTGGTCCAGGCTCTTCTGATGGAAGAAACCTGCCGATGCTGTACAACCAGGGTCCTGCCATGTACGACAACCAGGGACGTTCACTGCGCGGTGGAGTAAGAGCGTTATTTGACAGCAGAAGGAGTGCAGCTCACTCTGGTTTAAGAAATATCGAATACGGAACAAGCAACAACCCGTTCGCAAAACTGGTTGGCAGAGATAGACGCGGTCGCTTTTCTAGACTAATCCCCGGCTCTGGCGTGACTGGGGCAACAGGACGAGTTTACGAACAGTTCCCAGGAGTTGGAAGAGGTGGCATGCTTGCTGCAGCTGGCATGGGACCGTCATCAGCGCTGGCTGTTGCTGGAGCATCGGATTCTACTATTCAACAAGTGAGTGGCGCAAACAACAGAAAAGCAGAAAAAATACTAGCGGCGCAGCAAAGATATCAATATTTTCTTAGTAATCCACAGGGCGGAACTCCAGCAGAAATTGAACAAACACGAAGATTCTTGGAGAAAAATGGTGCCCCCCTCGCGCCACCAGCACCCCCAGGAGGTGGCGGTGCGCGATTCTCTTCAGGCGCAACACCAGGACCTGGCGGTGGTGGAACCGGTGGCATGCCTGGCCCAGGTGGCCCAGGCACGGCTCCTCCAGGTGCTGGCGGACCAGGAACACAAGGTGCATATAGCCGCAGAGGTTTTGCAGGACGATTTGCTGATGCATCGAGACAACAGGCTCAAGGAAACACGGGCATCGGACAAGATTTGTTCAGGACAAAAATTACTGGTCGTCGATATGCAGCGCTTGATGAGCAAACCGGTGATGTCTACAACCTAACTAAAAAATTTGACCCAGTTACTGGACAGATGGTAGTAACAAGAGGAGATGTAGGCGCTAGATACGACGCACAAACAGGTTTTGTAGATACAAAAGGTCAAACCTTTAGGAACAAAATAAAGTATGCAGGTCTTACTTCACGCTCGCGTAGAAACAGCGCTCTTGGTTCCGCAATTCTTGGTAACGACGAGAAAAAAATTGGCGGTATTAACAGAAGCATGGGCGCAAAGATGGGCGTCGGCATGGGCATGGGCCTTGCTTCCCAATACATGGCACCGGAAGCACAGGGGGCAATGGCAATGGGTGCAATGGTTGGTCAGTTCAACCCGCTCGCTGGTCTTGCTGTCGGTCTTGGCGGAGCAGCCCTCAACTCTAGAACAGCAGCAGGTGGTGCGCTAACTGGTGCTGGGGCCGGTGCAGCAATCGGAACAATGATTGCTCCCGGTATTGGCACAGCTGTTGGTGCGGCTCTTGGTGCAATTACTGGAGCTATTGCCGGTTTCGCTGGAGGCATGAGGCAAAGAGCAAAAGAAGCGAAAGCAGCAATGGGGGCATTCCTCGACGGAATAGCAATACGCGAATTCCAAAGTGCTCAAAAAGCGATTGCTAGACAAGAAGCGGACGCTGCTGCAGGGGTTGACCTTTCCGGACGTGCTGGAGCGCTTGAAGGTGTAGCAGGAAATATTTCTGGTAAGTATTCCAAGCTTGATAAAACTCTCCGTAAGCGTGGATTCAGCGGGAAATACAGCAGGTCAACAATGGGTCAGACGCTTGGCGGCATGGGAACTGGCGCAAAAATAGGAGGTGGGGCTGGAGCACTTCTTGGTGGGGCGCTTGGAACAGTAGGTGGCCCACTCGGAACCCTTGTTGGAGCCGGGATAGGCGGAACAATAGGTGCCGTAGGTGGAGCGCTAATTGGTGGAGTAGTGGGCCTAGGAAAAGGACTGTTTGGCAGAGGCGAACGAAAGAGAAAACAAGAAAAAGATTTTAAGATTTTAGAAGAGATAAACAAAGACCCAGCATTTAAGGGAATAATTTCAGAAGAAGAAATGGCTGCAATCAGGAAAGACAAGGGTTCTGGACTTTCAAAACTTGGTAAAGAACTTCCTGAAAGACTTGAGGCAGCAAGCATGATAAGCGGTCAGCAAACTAAGCGTATGAAAATGCTTAAAGACATGACTGGAAAATCTGGTGCGGAACTTGAAATCCTTGCTAAAAAAATGGGTGTAAATCTTTATGACTCGACCGTAAAGATGACAGACATGGTCGAAAAACTTGGCTTGACAATGGTTAAGACAGCTAGAGAAATGAAAGACCTGAACATAGACGCATCTATTAAGGGAATTTCAGATGGGTTTGATGAAGCAATAAAGAAAGCAAACGCGCCAAAAATATACGACGAGCGCGGACGTCAAGTTTTTGACGTAGTAAAAGGTGGAGGAGACACAGCTTCGGTACTTGAGGCATTAAAAGGATTCCAAGAGTCATCGTTAAGCATGAGCGACAGCCCAATTGATGCGTTTTATGAACAGCTAGACCAGATAGGAACGGCGGCAGACCCAGGAAAACTTTTTGGTCCGAACGGTGCTTGGGCAAAGCTAGACCCATCAGAATTTTTTACACCTGCTGTTAGCGCTGCATTAACTAAGCAAGCAACGACAACAGAAAAAGGTCTCATCAGTGGAGCAACTGACCAGGTAACAGCAATGCTTGCAGGCTCTGGAATGATGGCTAACTCTGGCCAATTGACAGCAGTAGTCAACTCTATGGATGCCGACAAGAGAAGAACATTCTTGAAAGATGTTGAGTCTGGAAGATTTAACATAACTGACCCGTTTGCAAACCTTAGTGACGACGAAGCAAAGAAAAAATATGAAGCAGCTGGGTTCTCCAGTAAAGAAGCATACATGCAAGACATGCTTGCTGACAGGTTTTCCACATATGGAGCAAAGACAAAGAATTTTGACATTGCATCAATAGACAAGGACACAAACGCAGTTGCAGACAAGATGACCGATGCTTCAGATACCTTCAAAACTGCAGTAGACACATTTAACTCAAACATGGCTAGCTACTTTACGGACTCAGCTGGAAAACCTGAGTGGTGGTCAAAAGAAGCGATGGAAGAGATAATGGGAGATACATCATCTCCGCGCGGTGGAATAGTTGGGGACACGACGTCTTCTCGACTCGGTCAAACAATGGCTAGACATAGCGCTATCAATAACTCCATTGCAGGCAAGAGGACAATAACGTCTAGCTACAGAACAAACGGTCTTGGTTCCCTAAATTCGGACCATGTAACAGGTCGAGCCATAGACCTTGTTGGACAGAACCTTGGTTCTTATGCGGTTGCCACCCGCAATGCTGGCGGATTTGCGGAATTCCATGGAAGCGGAGCGGTTAGACATCTTCATGCTGTCCCAGGGCCAGGAGCAATTGGCGACACCTTAACTCCAGCTTCTAACCAAAGAATGAGTGTACCTAGCGCTACTGTTAAGTCAGGAGGAAGTACTTTTACTTTCCACATAAATGGTGGTCAAAACAATCCTCAAGAAATCGCAAATATGGTCATGGCTAAGATACAAAATGCAGAACAAAAAGTCAGGGAGAGAAGATAATGACAACCCTAACAAGAAGAATACAAGAAACTTATTTTTATAAAGAAGTTCGCAAAACACCTGTTGGTGCTGGAGTCAAATATCCAGGCTACCCAATTTTTCATCTTTATAAAAACAAATTAGATGGCACAGAAATGCGACTGGATGAAAAAGAATACTGGCTTCCGCTGCAGGGCCTTAGGTCGTATAGGGAATATACGCTTGGTGATGAGAACGTAGATGCCACAAGAATTCAGTACGAACAAAGCATTGAGTCATTCAAGAGGCCAAATAAAAGAAAGTACACAGACAGTTTTCCCGTGTACACACACAAGTATCACGGTCTTAAACTTTACGTAGCTACAAACAGGGTAAAAAGATATCCACTGAACCAAAAAACTAACCCATATTCGTACACCAACATACAAGTATGGGTTGAAAGCCCTGAAACATATACCAACACATATGATGAATATGGAAATTTAATCTTCCCTACTTTTTGGTATCACCCTTTCAGTAATGCTTTTTATCCTTTTGGAAATCTAAATACCTACGGCTTGACAGATAGTCAATACTTGATAGACACAATATTTACAAGGGACACGTCAGGACAAAGCAACGACGCATTGATGGCGAATGTTGTGGAATCAATAAAACTTGCACAAGTTGATGAACTCATCTCTCAGGGCAGGTCAAGAGCAGAAGCAATTGCTTTGGTTGATTCAAACTCACAAGAAGCGCTATCAACTAGGGCGGCCCAATCGCTCATAACCCCAGGACAAGTTTCTTCCAGAAGGCCAGCAGCACCAGGAAACATCTCTGTAAATGTTCGCCAATCTATCGCCCGTTCTTCTTCAACGGGAATTTCTTCTGGTGCAGGAGTAACAGTACCAACCTCTCAGCCACCAAAACTCATTCAAACAACAACTTCTGGGCAACCACAGCTTACGTACGAGTTTATCCATCGCCCAAATCAGATATCTTATTCAAATATTGGTTCAGAATGGGCACCAATTGATAGGGCAGCGAACAGGCCAATGGTTGACTGGAAGTCCTACAAGCTCATGAATGTTTCTCTTAGTTTTATAGTGGCACCCGATGAATCAGGAAGCCTAGATGAAGTTATAGATGGAAAAGTCATAAGCACAAGCGTTGATGAACAGTTAAAAAAGCTGCGCAAAATGGCATCAAGCCCATTCCCTGTTGTTTTTATGGGTTTTGATAAGCTTCTTGAAGAACCAACAAGATATCCGTTCAACAATGACGCTGGCAAAGGTTCGCTCTTTGTTATAGCAGATTTTAGTGTTACATCTATATATAGAAGCTCTACCGGTTCAATAAGCCGTGCATCCTGTGACATGACTCTGACAGAGTATCCAAAAGAATTAATTAAGCTCATTGAGTTTCCAAAACTTAAACCAATACCAGAACTGCCTCCACCCCCTCCGGGACAAAAAGAAATTTGCGACAACACGCTAGCAAGCTTGACCCACGGAAGGAATGGCGCGATAGTTCAAGAAAGTTCAGTAAAAAGCGAAGGCTTCCTTAGAGCTTTGGCTAAAAAAGACATCATTATTTATAAAAAAGAATGCAGCTCTATTGCTGTCCTTGATGTTGCAGCTTACGAAGAAGCTGTTGGACTGTATAACAGAATGAGCGGCGGCGGCATCTGGACAGGCGATTTTCCTTCATAAAATGGTAAAAAATTATGTCAAATACAGATAATAGAATTCCTATTGAATTATGGAAACAAATTCCGCGTTCCCTTGAGCGCCAATATGGCGGAATCATTTTTTTCATGGATGAAAAACGGGAAGAAATAGGCGAAGTAAGAGAAAGATTAATCAACGTTGACGTCAGCTACACAATGCGTATGGCTAGTGAGCTTACTTTTACTGTCCTTGACGAAGAGCTTAGAATGATTTCTAATAATTATTTTAATATTGGTCGCGTTGTAGCTTATCTTAGCGAAACTTTTGGAACAATTGAAAAAACCACTCTTCCAGACATATCAGAGCGCCAACTTCAATTATTTGAAATAGCCAACGTTGGGGTTTCACAGGGTCCAGGAGAGAATCCAACAGTAACAGTAACTTGCTACTCAAGAGCAATTCAACAAATGAAGAGAGATAGAAAACCAGGAACAGTTGGAGGCTCTGGTACTGAATTCGTAAAAAGAGCGGCAAAAAAATATGGGCTTAAGTTCTGGGGAGAAACAACCAGCAAGGCTCAAAGCATAAACAAAGCCTCTGCTGGAAACAAATCAGAGTCTTTGTGGGACGTAATTAGCAGGCTTGCTGGTGATGCAAAATTTGTTGTTTATGAAGTCGACGGATATTTAATTTTCGCTTCTGAAAAATTTATCTTAAAGAGATGGGGTACTCACGAAGCTCCACTTACTGCCGCTCAGAAAAAAAGCAAAAACAAAAGTGTAAAAAAACAAAACAAGTATATTCCATTAACTTGGAAAAATAAAAAACTTGATTCAACAGACCTCCGCGAAGACCTCCATCTTCTTGAAATACCAAGCATTTCAATCACTGAGAATAATCCGTGGGATGCTTCAGGAACTGCTGTTATAGACAGATTTAATGCCGTACGGCTAAGGCCTGGAATGACAATAAAACTAGGGGGAATGTCTGACTACAACGGTTATTACCTTATTGATAGCGTTTCTTTTCCAGACATATCTCCAGACCCGGTAAGTATTTCTTTTAAAAAACCTGAAAAACAACCAAAAGACATCAAAGACCTACCAATAGGCGCAAGGGGCCCACAGGTCATAGACATAGACGACCAGGTTGGAATATCTTCAAGAAATAGGACTTATGACGTAACAAGGGCTGGCTCAAGGTTTTTTAGCAAAAGAACATACAAAGGCATATTTCCATTACCAGATGCAGAAAACAGAACCAATCGCTACCCATTAGCCACAAAAGGCGTTTTTGCAACAGGCAACGTAGACCTTTACGAAAGACCACTGCTCATGTCTGGTTCTGAACCAAAAACAACCTATTCAATCACTATTTATCCATGGAGAGAAACAGGCGTAAATGGTGGAAAACCATTCTCACTTCTTCTTACTCCAATATGGACAGTTGATGGAGCCCCAGTTGAGTTAACGCAAAACCAGGCTATCGCCAAGTATCAATCGGATGGAAAATTTTTAGCAAAGGTGAGGGGAAAAACAGCAAAAGAATCTATTGCTAATGCTGAGGTTTACGGAAAACTTATAAGTGGACAGCAACAAGAAATACTAATAAAAAAATTTCCTACGGGTAAATATGTAAACACGCCAGGGAGCGAAACATATGTTATTCCTTAAAGTAGGCCCAAAATGGTAATGGGTAACGAACCGCAGATTATCCGCAGAGATAATGCCTATTCTGTAAAAAAAGAATTTGGCGAGATATATCACTGCATTGTCACAAATGTACTTAGTGATGGAAGAATATATGCCCACGTACCCGACCTTGGCTCAGACATTGGACCAGTTCTACCTTTAGATACAGACGCTACAAATAAGTGTTCAGTAGGAGATACGGTTGTTGGCACCTTTATAACAACTGCCATGACAAGCTTTGTTGTGTTCGGTTCTAGTAAATCAAAAAATCGTTCATCTATATTGCTATTTGCAACTGAAGAAGAAAGAGAAATTTCTCTTGGTTCAGTTCCATCGTCCTCATTATTTACCTATGTATCAGCAACCGAAAATTTGGAATTCTGGAATGGAACAGTATGGAAGCCGATAGGGGGCGGTGGGGGTGGGGGAGGCTCCGAGTACGCCATAGGGGACACTGGGCCTGCTGGTGGGGTGGTCTTCTATAACAAGGGAAAAGTGTCTGATGGGTGGCAGTACCTAGAAGCTGCTCCAAGAACATGGACAACAGGAAACGCAATGTACCAATGGAGGCCTTCTGGAACCGGCAATGAAACTATTGCCACGTGTCAAAATCCGTCTATCGGGAATGGCCTGGCATCAACAAACGCAATAAAAACATACATAGATAATCAGGGAAATGGTGCATACGATTACGCAGCAAAACAATGTCTTAATCTGTCTTTCGGCGGTTTCGACGACTGGTTTTTAGGTTCCGATGGCGAAATGCTTCAGTTTGTAACTGCTGGAGTTATTTCTGATATTTATACAGAAGACAATACTTATGGTTACTGGACATCTACATCCCTTAACAGCAGCATGGCAATTACGGTTAGCTACTGGAACGGAATTACACGAAATACAGACGTAAACAGAAACAACACGTTTCTCGTTAGGCCAATAAGACGATTTTAGTGTGGGATAATTAGGCATGGACACAATTAAATTTCCAATCAAATTTGACTCATCTGGTTTACAAAAACTTGCTGAAGGTTTTGATGATTATTATTCACAACTCTTGACAATAGCCCTGCTTACTGAACCACAAAGCCATCCATTTACTCCTCGTTTTGGAGTAAATGACCCTACTTTTTCTACTATTGACAAGGGGCTTTTTGTTCTCAATGCTTCCCGTTTTGTTCCAGAAGTTGAAATAACATCACTTAACGTCAATGAAGACAACGATGGTTCAATAGGCGTCTCATTTTCCTTTGCAATTACCGGAGATTAAAAATGCCAGCAGATTTTTCACAATACGTTGACCTGACAGTCTACGACAAAGAACCAGGGGAAATGTACCTTGAGGCCATAGAGATGGCCCGTCTCACTATGCCCGAATTTAATCTCCGTGCAGGAACTGTTGAAGATGCAATATTTCAAGCAATGGCATGGATTGGGTGGGTTAACGCTACTTCTTTAAACAGAGTTCCAGACAGACTTATGGCTGGAATATTATCAATGATGGGTGTCACTCTGCAGCTTGAGTCTCCAGCTCGAATGAGCGTTACGGTTACTGCAAATTCATACGAAGGAGTGACAATCCCCCCAGGTACGCTGTTCGGCTACACAACAACATTTGAAGATGAAGTAAATGAATACGTGTTTATGTCTGTTGAGTCTCTTGAAATTCCCGCAGATGAAGAATCAGAACCAGGAGACCCATTTCCCTCTGGTCGAATACCGTGCGAATGCATGACCCCAGGGGTTATTCCTTCAATACCACCAGGAACACCTTTAACGCTCCTTAGCCCGTCAACGTCGATATTAAGCGCAGAAGCTTATAGTGACTTTGAAAATGGAGTAAATGATGAAAATTCGGCAAGCTTTTTGTCCAGGGCTGTTTCTTATCTTTCATCTTTATCCTCAACACTTGTTACCGGAAGTCAAGTTGATGCGTCAATAGCAAATACATACTCTGGGCTTGTTGGAAGAGTAAGAACCTACGACCTAACTGATGGAGATGAAAGCACTGGAGACATCGCTACGCCAAAAACTTTTGAGTTTGTTTCAGCACAAAGAAGCGGAAATGAAGCAACGCTTAATTTTATAGGAAACCACAAATTCAAAATTGGAGATAAAGTTACTGTTTCAGCATTTTCTGAATCTAATTTTGATGGTGTTCATGAGGTTATTGCAGTAGTTAACCCGCCTTTTGGAAATATGGTTTCGTCAAGTATTACTTACATAAACACTGGAGATGATGTTTCTGAGCCGATTGGTGGTCTTGTAAAAAAGGGAATAGAATCCGTTGGAAACATAACAGTTTTTGTTTATGGAAACGGTGACTTTATAGACCCAGTAGTCCAAATTCCAGACATACTGTCTTACGTTTCCGAAAAATCTCTTCCGGGATTGATTGTAAATGTTAGAAACTTTGAGCTTTTGTCTTTAGAGGTAGAAGCAACAATCGTTTTAGATTCAAACTACGACCAACAGGTTCTTGAGCAAACAATAGAAAACTCAATAATTGAGTACCTCAGTCCTTCCTCGTACCCAACATCCGAAGACGTTCTTAGAGCAAACCAAGTAATTGCTCTTATTAGCGCGATACCTGGAGTTAGATATGTATCCTCCCTTTCACTGCTTCCGGGCGATGGAAATTGGTTGCCCCAATTCGGGGAAGACTTAGAGCCAGCAAACAAAGGGTGGACACCCAGGATAACTCCAGACAATTTGACAATAGTTTATACGGTGGCGTAACATGCCTAAAACAACCAACAGACTGTCTCAGTATAACGCTCTACAATCAGTAAGCCGTACCACGAATATTCCTATTCCTTTAAAAGGTGACGTTGCACAGGTTGACTCATGGACCATAACAGCAAGTGGTCCGGTAAGCACTGTAGAACTAACGCTCGTCAATGCCCTTCCTTCAGAATACTCTGGAGAATATAAAGTTTCTGTTTCTGGACTTTCTCAATCAGACGTAGAAATAAATTTTGGAAACGCAACAACAACACAATCTTCTAATGTTATTTCCGGGCTGTCTGGGATGTCTTCAGCGGAACATTTGGGGTGGAGCGTTTATGGAAATGGCATACCTGAAGGTTCTGTTATTACAGAAGTAACAAATGCAACAACAGTAAAAATAAGCGAAGACGCCACAGTAACTCAAGCTGGAACAGCATCTTTAAGAATTTCGCCATACGGATTTACTAGCATAGACCCAAGCGTTGCTGGCCTTAACCAGAGTTACACGGCAACAATATCTGGTTCGTCTGTTACTTTTACCACAGAGCTCGAGTGGTCATTTTTAGAAGACCTTTCCGAGTCTGAATTTAATTCACTACAGACAAGCGCAACTATTACACCCCTCTATAACCATCAGTGGATTGCGACACAGGGCTCACAAGCAATGTCTCTTGTGTCCGACTTTTATGAACATAAGTCTAGGTACTCATTAAAAATTCAACCGTCGGGAACTGAGCCAGTAGTAATAGCTCTCAACTCCGTAAATAATATGTTCATAGGAGACAACGGTAAAGATTTTTCTTTTAATGCAAAAGTTTACTGTAATCAATTAACCAATGTCCAGTGTTCACTTTCTGGCCCAGCCTATGAGATTGGAGATACCGGCCCTAGTGGAGGAATAGTGTTTTTAACGCCATTTACACCTGGGAACAATACTGGAAAATATTTTGAAGTTGCCCCTATTTCTGAGAGGGTTGGGGGCCTATGGGCTCAAACAGAACCTATTGAGTATTACGGTCTACCGGTTCCTGGTGCAGGTGGAACCGCAATTGGAACAGGCGCACAAAATACAGCAGATATCGTCGCTCAAGGCAATAACACGATATATGGAACACTTAACCCAAATATAGTCCAATGTGCTGCTTTTTTCTGTAGTGAGTTTTCGTACGGAGGAAAATCTGACTGGTTTCTTCCTTCAAAAGATGAATTGAATTCTATTTTTAACAATTTACACAAAAATTCTATTGGTAATTTTTTACAACCTGAAGATGGCTCATACTACAACGAGCAGTACTACTGGAGCTCCACGGAAGGTAATACAGGGGATGATTCTGCATGGGTTCAATGCTTTGGCGATGCTTTTGGTGACGGAGTAACTGGAAGACAATTTTCTTACTTTAAGGCAGATTCATTCAGCGTAATACCAGTAAGAATGTTTAACGCTGAAAATATTCCTCATGCAGAACCTGTTGTAACTGCCGTTTATCCGGGAAGATTTACGGCAGTTAGAAGCAACGTAGAAGAGCTTCCTATATCAAATGAAGACTCTTATTCTCTTGACGTATCAATTACTTTTTCTGGGCACGGAGGTCAGCCATTTTACGTAACCTCTCCAAATTTGATAGAAGATTTCTTATACCACAGCAACCCATATGTTTACAGCGCAAAAAGGTCTATGCCAGACTTTTACTGGTACATAGACTCTTCACAGGAAAATCCATCTTCTCCACTGCATAGATTAATTGACTGCATGATGACGGGTGCAAGAGATGTCTATGAAGAATATCTTAGAATCTACGTTTATGAACCAGGACAGCTGGCTGTTTTGTCAGAACAAATTGAAACAAATAATGTTCACAGCACGCTGGTTAATCCTGAATACGTAAATCAAAGATATGCGCCATGGCTTTCTCAGTTCAATGGTCACAAACTAAAAAAGAACATTGAGTATACCGTAAACGGCATTACAAATACCACCTATGGTCAGCCACAGCCATTGTTTGAATCGGTTGGAGCTAAAGAGTCGTTCATCAAGTGGCAGCTTAGAACCGGATATTACGGTAGAGCTGCAGGAACAATGGAAGCTCTGAAAGAAGCAACAAAACAGGTTTTACACTATACGAAAGACTCTTCGCAATCTACTTATTTTGTTTCCGTTACTCCTCATTACCAAAGCGACCCATTCAAGATTCTTATTAGAACGCTTGTAAATGAAACATTTGACTGCACAGAAGATGGTCAAGAAAGTTCGGCAATACTTGACGCTATAGAACTGGCCAGACCAATGGGGTACAAGGTGTATCACCAGGCTGTTGATGTTGTTGAGTTCAGGATTGGCGACACTCTCGCTGGATTCAGGACTGATGGAACCTATGTTCCAGGAAACCCAATTGGCGACACGGTTGACTGATTTTGATATACCTACTTGTGCATAAGTGGTAAAATATAGAACAATAACGGAGGAAACATGGCTGGCGCAGGGATAAAAAAGTTTACGGTTGGAGAGGTGCTTTCTGACGTCGAGGTAAACACCTACTTAATGGACCAAAGTGTCGCTGTTTTTGCCAATGAATCGACAAGAGATGCGGCATTTGGTGGTGCAGGCGAACCAACGCTTTCTGAAGGTCGTCTCTGTTATTTGCAGAACAGGAAAGTAATCCAGTTTTACAACGGCGTTAGCTGGAGCGACTCGGGGCAGTTCACTGTTGGCGATAATGCTATTTCTGCTGCCAAACTAAAAAGCGACGTCCCTGGAGAAGAAGCAGTCACTACTGCAAAAATAAGAAACGATGCCGTTACGGCAGATAAATTGGCTGACAGTACTTCAACCGATGGAGACAGGGCCGTAACCAGAAACCACATCAGAGATGGAGCAATAAACTCTGCAAAACTTGCATCAGGTTTAACATTTGCTGGGACAACGACCATTTCTGGAACTGGAAAAATTCAGCAAATTCTAGAAAAAGGTAGTCACAGCGCTACAGCACTTACCGGTGAACAGTCCATAAATATCGAAAATGGCGCTGTTTATATTTATTCTTCTGATAGTGTTGCAAACTTTTCATTTAAAATTACATCGTCGCCTTCACTGAACTCAGCAATGTCCCAGCACGATGCTGTAACTTTGGCGTTTTTTTGCAAGCAGGGCAATACCGCCTATAAATTAAACAACATCAAAGTTGACGAATTGTTATCTGGTGTAACAGTTCGTTGGTTTGGTGGCTCTGCCTATCCTTCTGGAAATGCGAGTTCGATGGACGTGTATACGGTAACCATCGTAAAAATGGGTGACAACGTTTTTGATGTTTATGCAAGCCAGTCTTCATTTAAGGAATAACAATGCCTTTAATTGGAGCAAGAGGCACGGCATCTAGGGGTTATTTTGGCGGAGGCACAAAGCCAGGCGCACCAGTAATTACTTCGTCAACACAGGGTGTATCATCTTTGTCTATTGCTTTCGATGCTCCTATTTTTAATGGCGGCCTTTTAATTACTAGATACGAACAAGCTTTTTCTATAGATAACTCAACATGGAGTCCATGGGCCTTAGCTAGCTCTTCCACATCTCCACCTACATCTCCAGTAACAATAAGCGGACTCACTAACGGTCAAGCTTATTACGTAAAAATAAGAGCGGTTAACGGTCTTGGCGCTGGCGCAGAGTCAAACGTCTGGAGTACAACAACAACCCCGAGAACCACCCCAAATGCTCCAACACTTAATTCCGTAACTCGAGGATATAGACAATTAACGCTTGCATTTACTGCACCAGCATTTAACGGTGGAAGCGCTATAACAAATTATGAGTTCTCCACTAACAACGGCACAACATGGACCTCGATGGGGCAGTCTGGAACTTCAAACTACACGATAACTGGACTTTCTGACTTTACTAGCTACGATGTTCGTATTAGGGCTGTAAACGTTGCCGGTTCAGGTGCCCAAAGCAATATGATTACTGGTGTTACTGCAGGTGTAACAAATGCCCCAATTGGTTTAAGCGCTGGAAGTAATGGTGTATTCCAGGCTGTTCTCACATGGACTGCTCCAGACAGCAACGCATCTCCAATATCCGACTACGTAGTTCAGTATTCGACATCTTCGACATTTGCTTCTTCTGTTACTACATTTTCTGATGGAGTATCTGCGACAACAGGAGCAACAGTTACTTCTCTCGCTGCATCAACTACGTACTATTTCAGAGTCGCTGCCGTAAACCAGGTTGGACAAGGTGGATGGTCTTCTATCGTACCTGCAACAACAGCAAGTGTTCCATCTCAAGCTGGAACACCAACAAGCTCTGCCGGAGATAAAAGTTTCACAATTTTCTGGTCTGCACCAGCAAATGGTGGAAGCTCAATAACTGGCTATTCTGTTCAGTATTCATCAGATGGCGGTTCATCTTGGTCTCTTGCAGAAACGTTTTCGTCCCCAAGTACGGAATTTACCAATCGTTCAAAAACATGGAACAGTTTGT